GAATGTTGCCATTGGCGTCCAGCACGCTGCCCACTAGGGGCCGCGGCACGCCCACTCCGGAGTTGCCGCCTTGGCTCGTTCCCGATCCCGAGGTTACCTGCCCGTTCGTGTCGGCGTACCAGGCATCGTCGTGGATTTGCGCCGTGATAGTCGCCGTCCGGTAGTTGGTAGCCGGTGAAATCTTCAAAACCCGGAACGCCTGGCGGTTCAATCCTTCCTTCTGGTACGTCACGGTGATGATGTCGCCCGGCCGGACTCCGAAGACCTTCACGCTGGTCTGAAACTCGATGTAGGTATTCCCGCGAATCGATTTGTCGAGGTTGAATTTCAGCATCCGCGCCGCTTGATCGTACTGCGGTAGCCCCAGCGCCATCAGCGTCGAGGAAACTTCCTGCCCCGCCAGCGCGATGTCGTCCGGATCTACCATCTCGTAGCTGTCCTGTTGGTAACCGTTGAGCGCATCCTGAAACTCCACCGTCATGCGGTTCGGAGTGTCGGCGATGCTGCGCGATGTCAGCGTCACGCTCGGTTCCCCGTTCGCCTTCCGCAGAATGCCGGAGAACCCGCTGCTGCCGTCCCCGAATTCGTAGCTCGGCCACCCGCCATTGAGCGGCTGCGAGCTGTTCGACCCCACCGGTCTAGCCGGCTTCTCTAGCACTGCCGTGTTCTCCACGTTGAGCTGCAGCGCGCCGCCGGTTTCATAGGTCAGGTACAGCCGCGCGCAATTGCGGACACCTCGCACCAGGTCGCCCGCGCTGCGCCGGTTCTGCAGCACCAGATTGCATTGAAAACGCGGCAGTGAGATCGTGTTCCCGTTCGGGTCGATGACGTTGATCGCTTCGTCGCAATACGCCGCCGTGCGCGCGAAGCTGGCGATGTCGATCTCCGCCGCCGCCCAGCCGCTCCTTCGTAGCACGTCCAGCAAGATCCACGCCGGGTTGCTGGAGAATTGGTCGCTGATATAAGTCCCGTCCGTGCCGTATACCGGCACCAACAAACCCTGTACCAGCACTTGCACACTGGGCAGCGAGTTCCCGTTATTGAGCTGGTTCGGAACCACCGCCGAAAGGTACGCCATGCTGCCGTACGGATCGCCGGCCGGATTCCCGCTGGCGTCCGTGAAGTTGTTGTCGAAGCAGCCGTCCCGCGCTCCCAGCGTCTCGATGTTATACCAGCCCGAGCCCGTCATATTCAATCCGTTGACGCCTCGCGGAATCTCCACGCCGCTCACCAGCACGGTCAGCACGTCTTGCATCTGCCCGATCCCCAACAGCACCTCCATGCGGGTCAGGTTTCCATCGTTGCGTGCAAACACCACGTCCGGCGCATACCAGGCCGTCCCGTATACCATCGGCACATAGTCGTTGTAACGTGCCTGGTTGACGGACAGGTTGGATGTCGTCCAGTCCTTGCCGTATCCCCGAACCTCGATCGCTGGAGGCACAAACTCGAGGCCGCCGAATCTCGTGAACATTCCTCGCGCCTGGCAATCGGAACGGGTGTACCCGCACGTCGTGTACGGCACGCTCCCGTTCATGGCCCCGCTGCCTCCGGCAATATCTGGCGAGTAGCCGCAACGGTAAAACATCGAGTACTTGCCGCTGGCGCCGCCACTCACTGCTTCCGCCCGTTGATCCGCAGTCGCCGGAAAGTCCCATGGGCAGCGGCGCTGGATGCGCACTTCCGGCAGCATCAGCCGTTGCAGGTTCATCCGGTTGTTGGCCGTCAACCGGAAAGTCGCTTCCTGGATCTGGTCCGGCGGGTTGCAGATCCCCTGGAACACCACCGCCGCGTCCGTCAGCGGAGCGTTGTTGCGCAAATCGTAGAACAGGAAGCTCACCGTCAGTGCCGCGCCCTTCCAGCCGCATGAGCGCTCGATTTCCGAAAAGTGCGAATCGGCGTTGGCCAGCACAATCGAAATGCGCGGGCTGCCGTCGACCCCCTGGTCGGAGGCCGTCTGGATGTCGAACGCGCTGTGCTGCACCACGCGCGCCGCATATGCCGTCTGCCCCACGGTCGCTGCATGCGTGCTCCAGTGTTCGGTCTGCCCGTTGGACAGCGCGCAGTCGAACACCATCAGCGGCGTATCCACTACCGCCTGTTCTTTGAGATCAGAGATGGCTTGCATAAAGGATATTCACCGTGGCGGAATGGTTATTCACGTCCGCCGTCGTAAAGGTAAGCGCATCATCGCGCAAGCGCGCGGCTTCATAGACGCCCCCCGTCGTGCTTGTTTTGTATTTGGATGGAGCGGCCTGCGGCTCCGCCTGCAGCCCGTACACATCGATGGCCGCCCCGGCCGGGAGTTCCAACCCGAGCACGATTGACGCCGCTGTCGCGTCTCCGCTTCCGGTGAATGCGATGCGATTCCAACCGGCCCGGACCGGTTGCGTGGAACGGTTCGCTCCGATCGACATCGTCACGGTTGTTGCCGCCGCCGCTTGGACCCACGCGCTGAGGCAATACAGGTATCCTCCCGGCGCCGCCAGCGTCTGCGTGATGCTTTGCGCGCCGGTGGCGGAGTTCGTCAGGAGCCAGGCGTTGTTCCCGCCCGCCGGGTCGGCCACGCCTCCAGTCCTGGTCAGGAAAGAGCCGAGGCTCCATACGGCGTTCTCCAGGTGGTCGCTCCACGCGAAGAGATTGCCGGCCGGATCGAGGAAAGTAAATCCGTTGAGTGTTCCTTCTGCCGCCGCGAAGAACTGCTGCAGCGCTGCCAGTTCGCCGTCGCTCAGTCCGGCGTACTGCAACTGCCACTCGGTCAGTGCCCCGTTTGGATCGGCTAGCTTGATCGCGCTTCCATCGGCCGCCGTGTTCACCACGGTCCGCTGTCGCCGTCGCTTCTGAATTGGAAACTGGCTCAGCGCCCCGGTTGTCAATTGTGGGTATACAAGCATGCGTCTATCCCCGGTTCTCCACCACCGTCAGCGATGTCGTGCCGCGCATTTCTGCCTGCCAGGTCAGACCCAATTCGTCGCTCGCCAGGCTGCAATCGGGGTATACCGTCCCATCCCACGGATCGGTAAACGCGAAGCTGCCGAACTGGCCCTGGTTATCGGCAAAGAATTGCTCGATCGCCGCCATTTCGCTTTCGTCCAGATCGTTGAGCCGGATGATCCAGCGATCGAGCGGCCCGGCAGAATCGCGATACCGTTGCTCCGTGCCGTCCAGGAAACGAAGCGCCTGGTTCTGAAGCCGCGCCGTCTTAGACGCCGGGTACTGCGCCACGGCGTTCGTCTTGAGCTTGGGAAAAGTCGCCATATCAAAGGTTGCTCACTACGTCGTTGATCGAACTCAGGTTCAACATGGCGTCGCGGACCGCTTGTGCGATGTCGCTGCTGTGGTCCAGGAAAGACCGCGAATCCATCGCCTGCACGTTCACCGTGATCTGCGACGCCGGCGACGATGCCGGCGACGATGCCGCCGGCGCCGCATTGTACGGCCTCGGCGTGCCCATTTGGTCGTAATCCATGTCGCTCGTTCCGGTGCCCGTGTCCGCGCCCTCGAAGCCGATCTTCGACGGCATGGCGTATTTGGTCAGGGGGGCCGGCGTGCTGTCGCCGTCGCTAAAGAGCCCGATCAGCCCGGTCACCAGCGGGATTATCCCGAGCCCGCTCTCCAACACCGTGGTGGCGATGGATAACGCCTCGCTCGCTCCGCTCTTCGACGCGTTCGAACTGGTTTCCGCGGAGTACTGAGACGGGCCTCCGCCCATTTGCTGCGTTACGCTCCGCAGCGATTCCGCCAGCTTGTCGCTGGCGCTGGTGATCGGTTCCAGGGCTTCCGCCTGGCTGCCGGCTGCATTCGAAAAAGCATCATAGAGTGTGTCTTGTGTTTCGCTGGCCATCTTCCATCTCCGTCGCAATCGCCTTTTCTAAAATGACGAATGCCTCCACTTGCCGTGCGCTCAGCCCTTCCCAGTCCAATGCTCGAAGGCGCCGCCGCACCAGAAACTCTTCCATTAGGCTCTGGCTCTCCGCCGTGATCGTCGACTTCGGACACGTCTCCAGCGCGATGTGCTTGCGTGCCCACACCGGCGCCGCTTGGTTTCGCTCTTCACTCGGAAGCCATCCACAGCCCCGCTTCTCTTCCAGACCGGATCTCCGGCAGAGGTCGCACTTCCAACCGGCCTGGTTGGACAACTGAAAATGGAAGGCGACGATCAGTTTTTTCGTTCCGTCTCGTTGAGGCCCGTCTCCGCCCTCACGGCCGCCAGCGCTTCCCGAAAGAGGTTCTCGGGACCCGCTTCGGCCAGCAATTCCGGCGTGGCTTCGACGCCGTCCAGTTGCAGCCCGGATACCGCCCGCAAGCCCCACGTGACGTACAGGCGGTCGATTTCCGCCTGGAGCAGAGCCGCGTCCATCTTCTCGCCGGGTTCCTGGCCGGCCTCCAGAAACTCCATGCGGCCGGCCAGCTCCCGCACCCGCCGCATCAGCTCCGTCCGCCTGCCGAACGACATTCTGGCGACCGTGTAGGACACACCGCTCGCCACGCGCGATTCCACCACCGACACGCTTTCGTAGTTCATCGCACTATCCGAACGCCACGGCGATTTCGTCGTCCACGGTTCCCTGCGCGCGCGATGGCCGGAACTTCCACTGCAGCCGGTTCTTGCTGTCGTCGAACTCCGGCACCACCGGAATCACGCTCTTGAGGTAGACCCCCATAAGCTGTCCCGGCGCATCGCCCAACTGGAACATCACGCTGATGGGCGATTGCTGGCGAGCCGCCTGATAGAGCGCCGCCGTGTTGCCGTCATCCTGGCTGTAGAGTTCGAAGGTGGCCGTCACCGTGCGCTGGCCCGGCGAGATCGCTCGAGGCAAACTGGAGCCGAACTCATTGGTGCGCGCATCCAGATCGTTCTTCAACACGATGGAAGCCTTGGTGACGGTGAAAAACTGCGCCGCCGAAGTGCCCAGCCACGCCTGCCCGAGGTTGCCGGGTACGATTGAGTAGTCGAACGAAGCCAACTGCGGTTCCGCCGGGAAACTGGTAAGCGGTTGCGCGATGCCGCTTCCTGATCCGATGCTGCTGCTGTCCACCACGTCCTGCGCCAATCCCGTGAAATGGAATTCGTGGTAATCGCCATTCACGTCGATTTCCAGTTGGTCCACCGCCGCCCCGCACAGGAGCCGCTGCACCGCTGTCGAGGGGCTCCAGTAATCGAAGATCCCAACGCTGGGCAATTCCGTTGTGGGCACATAAGTGATGGCCGGGGCCACGGTCGCTCCGGCCGCCGGAAGCGTTGTGAACGGCACGTTCAGTTGCACATTCTGTGCATCCACGATCGCCGCCACGAACCGGATCTCGCCGCTGCACGTCACGGCCTGCCCGGCGCTCAGTCCATGCGGCGCCGCGAATCCCAACCGGCCGGCCGCCGTACTGGAAGCCACCGAGCCCCCCGCAAACGTCAGCGGCGCCCCGCCCATCGCGGCCTGAAACAGAGGCCCGTAGCCCGGCCCGCCGCCGCTGTTTTGCCAGGAGGTCAGGTAGGTCTGCAACTCGAAATTCGTGCGGCGCCTGCCGCCTATCGGCAGGCCCGCAAACGTGCGGCTGCCGGTCTTATCGTTGCGTTTGGCTACGTCGAGTTGCTGCTGGACAGTCAGCTTGACCGCCGGTATCCGATTACCGGCCGTGATCGTTGGGACCTGTCCATACGCGCTTTCCAGCGCCGTGTAGAATCGGTTCGCGTTAGAGGAAATGTAGGCCATATCAGTTTTTACTCACTCCCATCTCAAAGGTGATCTTGGCTATCTGAATGAAATTCTTGCCGCCGTGCTTCACGGCGCCGAACGCCACCTGGTATTCGCCGGTGTAGAAGTCGCCGTCGCCCCAATCGCCGCGATTGGCTGCCAGAACCTGCACCACCGCGTCGGCATAGAGTTCCAGGCTGTCTTGCAGTCCGTCCAGCCGGTCCTGCGAATGCCGAAGTTCAATTGCCATCTGGACGGTGCCGGAAAAGCTGCGAAATTTTTCCACCAGGCTGTTGATGATCTTTTCGCAGTACACATTCAACGATGGGTACTGCATGGTGTTGCTGCGGTCCGCCACGTCGGGCGCTACGTTTTGCGAGCGCACTTGCGCCGGGCTGAAGGGGCTCGGCGCCGCCGCGCTCCCCTGCGTGAGCGCGGCCAGGCCGGAGTTCACGCCCGCTGGGCCGGTGATCCGTTGCAGCACTTTTGCCGAAATCGCGCTTCCAATCGTTGTAGTCATCAGCCCCTCTGGATTACTCTCGGCGCAGGCCTCAGGCAACTGGGCGATTGTCCGGTTCCCGGTCCCCGGCCGCCCGTCGTCACCGTATCCGGTTGCAGCCAGGTCTGGCCCACCGCGATGGGCGAGCCGTTTTGCAACTCCAGGCCGTCCGGATCGGTTCCGACGTAGACATTCCATCCCGCCGCGTTCGCCGGCGGCGCCACCGGTTGCACCAGCAGCGTGCTTTGGGTAGTGGTGATGGCTGAGGTGACGGCTGGGGCGCCTTCTTCGTTAGTCGAGTTTGTCCACGTCACGGTGACGTAGTAAGTGTTGTCCGGCAGGTTGCCGGCTGCCGCCACCACGTTCGGCGCCGCCGCCTGCGGCACGGGTGTCCAGGCAATGCCGATACCGGCCGCCGCCAACTGATCGCAGGCTTGCTTGGCCTGCTCGTGAAATTGATCGCGTCTGGCGGCGTACCGGTCGTTCAATTGGCTGGCGAACGCGTCCGCATACACAAGCTCCAGACTGCGAAATGTGTGCCACAGTTTCAGCGCTGGCGTTACCACCACGGTTCTGAGTGATGGCGGCGGCGCCAGCCAGGACCACTGGTTCACGAAGCTCATCCTGTCCAGCAGAGTGATGAGTTCCAAAGCCAGTTGCTCCTGGGCCAGCGCCAGCTTCTGCGTCACGTCGATCCCTTCGACGTTCGCCACGTTCAGGAGCTGAGAGTCCTGTGCCGTCAGATCTTCGATGCTCGAAACGGGACCGTCTGTGAACAGAGCCATGTGAGTCGCCTATTCCTTCCCGGGCTTGCCGCCCCTGATCCGCTTGAATTCCTCGGTCGTGACCACCGTGACTTGTACCTTGGCCGCCTCGGCCGCCTCCTGGGCCAGCCGCAGCACCTCCGCCTGTTGCTTGCGAAATTCCCTGGCTTGCTCTTCCGAAGCCTCCTGCGCCGTCCCGTCGACCACCATCCGGGCAGCGATTTGGCGCGTCACCTCGGTGAGCACGCCAACCTTGCCGCCATCCCCCGTCTCCCGGCTGACGAGCACCGGGTACGGATCCTTGAAGGTCCCTTCCTTCTCACGAATCTTTTGGTAGTACTGTCTCAGGTCCATGCTGTTCTCCTTTTGATGTTTTCCTTGCCGCAATACCCGCCCCACGAGAATGCTGTTCTCGTTGTGTGTAGTCACGGGCCCGAAGCATTCTGACTTCTGGCTCCTGACTTCTGACTCCTAACTCCCATATCCCGAAGCGATATCAAGGGCGGCGCCGTCCGAAGAAAGCGCCGCCCCCAACTCCCGCTAGGTGTTCACCTGCACGCCGGCGGTGTTGCGCAACACGCCGCATCCATACAGAATGTCGACCGTGAATTGCTGCGCCAGCGTATTCGGCTGGTAGCTCATCACGACGCGCATTCCGAAATTGCCAAACTCGGCATACTCCGCGATCGCGCCGGTGCCCGGCAGCGGTTGCGGCAGGCGCCGGATCACCAGGCCCAGCGCGTCGCGCGTGAACGCGAGGTTGTGCGTGGTGACCGGGCTCGAGCCCGTCTTCTTGACGAGTTGTGAACGGAAAACGAAGAAGTCTTTGATCTTCCCCACGCTTCCGCCGATCAGCGCCATCAAACCGGCGTCGCCGGCCGTCTGGAATTCGCTGAACCGCGGGATCTGCCGCCACGCCGAATACGCCGCCGCGTCCACCACGATGAACTTCTGCTCGGTGGGCGGAACCTTTGCCAGGAACAGCGCGGTTTCCGCCGCGTCGATGGTCGGTTCGGTGATGGCCGTGCCCGGCGTACCAACCGGGCTGTTGGCCGTAAAGCCGGCATACAGGTTCAGAAGGTCGCTTTCGACCTTCTCCGCAATGGCGATCACGGCCGGCTGCATGTAGACCTTCAACAGGTCGGGCACCGCCAGCACTTTGGTCACGTCCGGAATCTGGAAAGTTGCCTCCGCGTGCGTGTTCAGCACGATTTGCGCGTTCCCCAGACTCGGGTTCTGCGTCTGCACCGTTCCGCCCTCCAGGATGTTGTTCGCCTGCATCGCCGGGGGAATCGGCACGTTGACCGTGTCTCCGGCATTCGCCAGGACCGGCTCGTAATCGCGATTTACGAGGTTCCCCATGACCAGGTTCGCCACCAGTGCCGGCAATGCGTCCGCCGCTACCAGCTTCACAATCGCGCTTGCGACGTTGTTTGATGTAATTGCTCCCATTCTTTCTCCTTATTGACTGTTTTTGCCGGCCAGTGTGCCGGTACTGCTACATGCCCCGAAGGGACTGTGATGCAACCCGCACGATCTCCTCACGTACCCGCTGCATCTGTTCCGCGCTCATACCTGGGCGGATTTGGTCGATACTGACTGCTTCTCTGCCCACCACTGGGGCCTTAAGGGTTGCCGTCATCCCGGTTCCCCCCGCAATCCGAGCCGGCAGAAACTCCGGATTCTCGTTGACGAAGTTGGTGAGGTAGTCCTTGACCGGCATTTCGCCGCTCTCGGCCCGTGCCACCAGGCGTCCGTCCTCGGTACGCACGATGCCGTCTTGTACCGCCTTG